TGTCTTTGGAATTTTTCTAAACGCTCTACCAAATAATCCGAATGTCAACGCGTCTAGTAAAGTTGATTTACCTGACCCATTTGCACCGATTATAAGTGATGTCTTTTTTCTTGATAAATCTATCTCGGTAAACTCGTTACCTGTAGATAGAAAATTTTTAAATCTTACTTTACGAAACTTTATCATATCCTAATCTAATGTATCTTTCTTGATGTTCTGTTGCTTTCTTTAATGAAGTTGTTGTATGAGAATTATGAGGTTCTCTAGTAGGATGTGAGACTGTCTCACGAATAACTACTACATCACCACCTTGTTCATAAGATACAGAATGACCCTCAAGGGTCCATGTTCCTTCTATCATGTTACTATTTTGTTTTTCGGTGGAGTGATTATAGAACTAAACGCTGTCTCATATTGATTCAATAGTTTTTGTTCTGGGTCAACTGTCCAAACAATATTATCTGGATTAAGAGTAATGTTACCCTGTCCAAGAATATTATAAGGATACAAGTTCACTTTAGGTCCTTGTCCTTCAACTGCCTGTTGATGTACGAAAAGAGGATTCTCCATTTCGTGATTGTCGTCATTTAATTTGGCGATTAACATTTCACCACTGTTTAATTGTATTATTTTTATCATATTAATATATCTAAACTCTCTGTGTACAATGATCTCATCAATGTATCTAGTTTAGCTTTATCTCCGTCTATGTTTAAACTGTCAATGTGTTTTGTTAAAATTGTTAATGTATCTTCTGCATCACCAACTAACTCGTCTTCGTTAAGAACATCTAAATTACTATGATCTTCTACTACTTTTAAGTCTGCGGGTTGTGCTTTGATAAGTTCTTCAACAAACACATCAAACCAGTAAGGTTCGTTTTTATTCGTAACAATTACTTTTACGAATGTATCTTTTAATTGACTAAAGTCTTTCTTCTTAATAGTCATTAGTGTTTCATTTGTATCGTCATAAAAGACTTTATGAAACATTTTGAGAGGATTTTTAATTGCCTCTAGTTCTCTTGTCTCTGTATCAAAGACATGAAAATGTTTATCATCACCAAAGTCATTCCAAGTGAATTCCATTTGTGAACCTAAGTATTTAATATTACCTAGTTGTGACTTGTGATGAAAATGTCCTGAGTATACTTGTTCGAATCTTTCGAACCAAGATGCTGGAGTCCCACCACCATGAAAATGACCTGGACCTACCATACCACCATTTACTTCTAAATGTGACATGACAAAAGGAGCTGTTGTTAATTGTAAGAATTCTTCAACTTCTTCTTCGTTCTCTGAGTTAATCCAAGGTAGTAACGCTATTTCTAAACCGTCATATTCTTTTTTGATTGGGTCTGTGTAGACATTGATGTTATTACTCTTAAGTAAGAACTCAGGACTGTTCAAGTTATTAGTTGATTTAAAATAGATATCATGATTACCTACGATTAAATCCATAGTAATACCCCTTTCAACCATAGGTTGTATGAAGTGTTCATGATTCTTGTGTAAAGAATAGAAATTCACATCCCGTCTTCTATCGAAGTAGTCTCCAAGATGTATAATTTGTTTGATGTTGTGTTTATCTAAGTACGGAAAAAAGACTTCTTTATAGAATCTCCCTTGGTACTCTGCAAACATTTGATTGTTGTTACGAACTCCACAATGAGTATCGTTTAGCAAAGCTATTTTCATAATATATTATTTGTCTTCTTTTTTCTTAGACCCACGAGGTTTATAGTTAATCGGATTCATATTCTCTTGTAAGAAATCAACATAAGAGTTGTTCATACCAGTAGTATTTCCATCCATAGTGTCAAAAGTATCAAACAAAACCCCAGCTTGTTCTATACTTCTTTGTTTAATCGCTGCTTGTTTCTTTTCTTTGTGAATTCTTCTTAAGAACGCGAAATAAATAATTTGTGTGACATAGGCAAAAGCATTAGTAGATTTTTCTTCTTTGAAGTTTTCAATATACTGTAGACAATTTTCAATACCATCACATATCATTTCATCTCTATAAGAGTAGTTGATAAAATTAGGTTTAGTAGAAAGTCTAGTAGCTATCTTGTATATACATTCTCCAATGTATTCTGTAACTCTAGGTTTTTCTTCGTCATTTTCAACAGCTTCTTTACAAGCTTTATTGTGTTTAATTATGGCTGCAGTGAACACTTTGTTTTCCACATAGTGTACTGAAGCTTTAGTTTGTCTTTTTTCTCTAGTCATACTATTATTATACTACCGTTTCTTGTCCTGTCAAGTTTTGATTTATTTTCATTTTTTTACAGTTATCCGCTTGACAGATTCGAGATCGTACTGTAAAATAAAGATGTAGTCTGAGAAAAGAATAGTATACTATATAAAGTGATCAATGAATGATATCTTTTTCTGTAGGTAACTCGTTCAATTCTTCAAAAAAATCATCATCTTCATGATAATCATCCCACATATCCTCTTTTCTAATTATATCTAATTTGTGTTTTACTAATTCTGAAAATTGTTTTTGTTGTTCTTGAAAATCTTCTTGTTTTGTTTTTATCTGAATACTATTACTATCTCTCATATCTAACCATGATGTGATTGATTGATCATACAAATCTATAAATTGATTAGTAATACTCGTTCTAATTAATACATCTCTTGAATTAATCATCACTCTATCATCAGTTGTAAATGGTACAAAAGGACCGAGATGAATTGTTATTCCACCCGTCAAAGCCGGTTTGCATAGTATGTTCATAGGGAAATGTAATTCTAAAGTTCTATCATTAATATCTCTTACCATAGCGAACAGTTCTTTTCCGTCATTCAATCTTATATATTGGTATGAGGTATTATCCTTCGTTATTGTCATTTGCTGGTATCCTTACTGAATGTATTTCATAGTTAAAATTTTCTGTACTATAGATATTTATTCTTTCTGAAAAGTGGTTAAGCGTATAATTCATATTTTTTTTCCATGAAAGATCGTCTGCGATATCGTATAGTGTAACACTATCTTTATCATCAGCTTTCCTTAACCCTCTACCTATAGACTGTAAATTTCTAATTCTACTCTTACTAGGAGACGCAAACACTACATTATGTAGTCTTTTTATATTAATACCAGTTGAAAATGTACCGAATGACGCGACAATGATTGAGTCTTTCTCCTTCTCTACAATTTCTCTTACTTTTTCTCTATCTAAGGCGTCTGTACCACCAAAGACAAAGAAAACTTTTCTATCTAATTTGTTTAACAAATCAAATAATGGTCTACCATGTTTTTCAACAAATTGAAATAACACTAAAGTATTACCATTTAAATCTTTTACTAAATTATTTATGAACATATTTCTTCGTTCATTTCGGACTATCCAATCCATTTCTTCTTGATATGTCATTTTACTGACTAGTTTTCTTTCTTCATCACAATAAGCTAATACCAATGCCTTAATATCAAGTTTCGCCAATGTACCTTCTTCCATCAACTCTGCAGATGTAGTTACAAAATACGCAGGTCCAAACATACCTTCTAACTGTAATTTATGTGTCTTAGTCTCTTGAAGTGTACCTGTTGTACCTATTTTATATTTAACTTCTGTGAGTGATTCCATTATTTTTGTAAGTGACTTTGCTTGAAATAAATGAGCTTCATCTCCAATCACCATACCAAATTCGTTACCAAAATCTTTAGGCATTCTCATCATTGATTGCCAGGTAGTAATAACTATCGGTGCATCAGAACCTTTATCACCACCGTATATTTTTGCTATGTCACCTCTGAAACCATAGTCTTGAAAATCTTTTGTCATTTGTTCTACTAGTGAAGTTGTAGGTACAATTACTAAAGCTTTCTTGTTTTTCTTTAAGAAGTTATATCGAATAAGACTGTATATCATTAACGACTTCCCTGATGCTGTCGGAGATACTAATATACATTTTTGATTGTGAGCAGCGTACGCGACGGCTTCTTTCTGATAATCTCTAAGTTCTAAAGGTATATCTTGTACAATTTCTTCATATCTTTCTATTGTAAATACATCCGTATCTTTCTCATATCCTTCAATAGAATAGTTTCGTTCATCACAAAACTCTTTTAAGTAATCGTATAGACCTAGATAGATTTTATTTGTTGTTAGATTGAAAAGACGAATATAACCGTCCCAAAATCGTTTACGAACTGACGGTATAAAACTTGCACCAGGAACTTTGAATTTAAAGAATTCAGATAGTTCTTTTCTTATTGAATCTTCTGCAGATATTGTAAGATATACTTCGTCAGTTTTGGCTACTACGAGCCGGCCATGAATTTTCGCCATTCTATAATGTTCTTTATTGTTTGATGTCTCCAAGTAATTTGTGAGACAATATCTGATAATGCTTCTACTGTGACTCTGAGATATTCAAGTTTGTCGTTCAAATCTTGAATCTCTTTGTCAGCTCCTGTAAATTTAGGATAATCAGATTTAAGAACTGTCAACCCACCAAAGGGGTCGTAGTCCCAATTATTTTCTTCAATCTTATCTCTTGACATTTTACCACCATACCACAACCACTTATCTTTATCGAGTTCTTTCATTTGTCTTTCATAACGAATGACTTCTAACTTCTTGTCTGATAAGAGTTCTGAGTATTTAGCGTGTAGTTTCGGGACTTCTAGTGATGATGCGTCTAGTTCGATATCGTCAATAGGACAATCGGACTTCCACATCTCTTGTATTTGTTTTAAATTCATAATGTATCTATTATATAGTGTACTTGTTAAGTACTAGTTTTTACTTTGAATAAAGTATATCTCAATGTTAAATCACAGGTAGCATATTCAAGTCCTGCTTGGTCTGATGCGAACTCGATTGAACCTAGACTTGTAGGGAAACAATCTTGAAACATAAATTCTATGTTTGCATTGTTTGATGAGGTGTTGACAATGATAGTAGCGTCAGAATACATATTCTCGAAATTTGCATTACTGAATTTACCTGTAGAGGTTTTAGTAGAATTTACTAAACTTTGAAAATCGTCTGTATCAGAACCCGGTCCTAATTGCATAATCCAGTTAAAGATTTCTTGATAGTTTTGCATATCTTCATCTACGACAAATTTAACATTTAATGGGTCAAACTCTATCTTATCACCAGGTAGATATGAGTTAATCGCGAGTGTAGTAGAGTGTAATGCTTCTGAGAAATTAATCCCAGGTAATGTAACACCCGTACAAAAGTATTTTGTTTTTGGTAGTTTATTAATCTGTAAATCAAAATTTACAGGACTTAAATAGTTTAAGTTAGTAGGTTGATCTGATTGCCAATTTCCTGTTGCCATATTAACTGTTTACCCTTAGTACCCAATTCTCTGCAGCGTTCTCAGCGTACAACTCATTGTGATCTTCTATTAGTTTGTCTTCTTGCCAGACATTATTTAAGAATTTTCTTATTCCAAAAACTCCGTCTTTCACCCATACTTCACACTTTCTATCTTCATTCGAATATTCGTGTAGTAGTTCATCATATTGTATCATCATATTTTTTTCTTTATAGTTTTCTTCATCAATACCATACCAGTTCCATCGGCCGTTATTGAGAGAGTTTTCATTCATTGTACTTATATTTATAACAAGGGAAGTGTTACACTTCCCATGTCGTAAGGTTTTTA